GAGGGGTTCGAAAACCTTCAACTCTAAAGCTTTTAAGCGGTACAAGCTACCTACGATATAAGTTGAAACTCCGTCACACATCAGTACTATGTAGCGTGTGTGGTTGGGATAAGATAAAACAGTGTGACACTGAGTTGAGTTTGAGACGTGATGCCGTTGCGTGATGATAAAGAACGTGAGCCATTTTCGTACGTGATGCCAATTGCAAGTTAGTTGTAACCATCATGAATTTAAAAACACCGAGAGTAGTAAATATCCGCAATTTGAAGGATTTGAAAAACTCCCAGGTGGTGGTGGTCGAATAAAGTGGAAACTAAAATCGTCTCCAGCTGCTGTTAATGCATATGTATTATGATCAACATTTCCGCATTGAGCTCTTTGCGTAGTATTGGATCTGGTACTCAAATATAATACATTGTAATAAAAAGGCAATTCAACCTCTGCCACTGGATTGGGTACACAACTTATACCAGTTCCTTTGAGATACTGATTTGCTTGATTATAAACAACAATGGATTGTTGTCGACCGGCGTCTTTAGGTATAAATTTAACCCGTTTGCTACCCCTCCAGAAATGAAACAACAAACCTATGAGTTCCAGACCAATAAATTTCTTTGTGGCAACATCTCCAGTTCCATTATAATGGTCCACTGTGTATATAGAAGGCAGCAAATCTCCTTGGGTAACCGCAGAATATCTGTGTATAATTTGTCTAAGGGTAGTGTATTTCTCCCCATACAAATAACCATTTTGTTTATAACCTGTCATGGATGTTTGGAAAGGTTCAAAGCCTTTGGCAAAATCATTGCGAGGACAAGATTGTGCTACAAATTGTTCATCTATCAAACCTCCAAATTCAAAATCATCAGCAGCTGCAACATACGTGTTCACGTATATAGGTGTATTCAAAGAAGCATCTGGTTGTGACCAGGACAAAACCGTAATATAGAGGTCAAAAGGGGAGGACATTCCAGTAGTTGCTGATGATATGTTATTATCACAAAAGGGCAACGTGAATTCAACCTGGGTGTCTCCCTGAATGTCAACGATGCGATGATAGCAATTTTGCCACTGAATGCCAGTTGGTGCATCACTCAAGTATAACACAACGCGTGCTGAATGAAATTGTGATGCCATGAAGTATAATTTAACTTTCTTAGATCCTGATGAATAAGTAAAAATTGTTGATATCCAAGAAGTGTAACTTGAAAAAGTTCCAGTGTGAGAAGTAAAACCAACAGGAGTTAAACTCAAAGCTGCTGTTGAAGGACCCAAATTATGTGTTGAATAAATAGTGGGCGTACCACATAATTGAACAAGTGACATTTCATCAATACCAATACCACCCACATTAGGTCGTGTTGATATTTGATTCTCAGGATCCATACCAAGCGTTGGCATTAAATCAAGACCAGTTCCTGTATTAATATCAGAATATGGATTAACTTTGAGAACTGACGTCATATCTGTGCTTCTAGGTTTAGACAACCCTAACATCTCTGAAGCACTTTTAACTGCTTTAAGCATAGTAACGGTCCCCCCAGCATAACTAGATGCTAAAGATGCGGCTTGTAACGTAGATCCAATACTTTTGGTGATATTGTAAACAGAAGATAAAGAGCCTTTCTCACTCTTAATACGCCCTTCTTGTCCTTTTCCACTGTGTGTTTCGAAACCATCAATAGGATCTGCGTGCGGCATAAACAATTCTGCATCAAGAAATTGAGCAGTAACAAATAATTGTGCTGTTGTGACTTCACCCATTATATCAATTAAAGGATTAAGAACGACAATCTTAAAAGATCCCATTTGATCTGAAGGAGTCTCGAGCAAATCAAGAGCTCTTTTATTATATATAAATGGTACATCAAACACCACTGTATCACCAGCACTGGCCGATAATAACATATGTGGATAACCAGATAATTCACTGGGCGTTACAGGTAACACATCATTTGCATCATTTTGAGGTTTATAGTAAATCAACAAGCTACCATACAAAAGCTTGGTACTGGTCAATCTAACAGAATACCTAATCCCAGCTCTAAAATAACGATAATCTGCAATTTTTTGTGATATGTATGTTTGTAGAAATAAATCTCGAGGAAAAGTACTCGTAAGTAAAACTGTTGACTGAGCTGAAGAAACAGTCCAAGTTGTGTTTGCTACAAAATATTCTCGATCAAGTGTTTTATCGATCTGAAACAATTCCATGTTGCAAGATTGCATAGGTTCTTGGTAATTATCAGAACCAATTATTCCAGACGTAACAGGGGCTACATCTAAAATCGAACCAAGTTGAATGCCTTGACTTTGCGGAGCCTCATTAGCCGCTCGTTCCGTGAATTCGACGTGACGAGATTCAATAATTTCACCATTAAATTTTGGAATCGTATTTGTGCCAGACTGACAAACGATTGAAATCGGTTCTTCTTCAGACATCATCTCTTCGATAGTATTAATTGTATTGTATGCTAGAGCGCGAAGTTCCATGGCAAGCATGGAATTTTTCCGTTGCTCATCGTAAAAGGCTGTATGATAATCAAACCATGTTCGCCTATGATTCAGCAAATAATTATATTGTGGTAGTAATCCAGCCAAACGAACTGCATCATAGAGTTGGTCCACGTATTTATTGTATTCCCTCATGGGATAATGTGATAATTCTAAGCAAGCTGCGCGAATGGTACTAATAAAAGCTACGTGTTCATGATCTTTACCTCTAACCCAATACGTAGATTCTAAAATTGTTTCAAGTTGTAATGGAGCTCTCATAACGGTCATGTTTTTAACAAAAGAGCGACCTAAATAACGAATTGTATCCATCGTATCATACGGATCATTTCCAGTCACTTTGGTGAAATGGGTATAACTCATGTTAAAGCGTCGCTTAAAATGAGGAGTGAAATCTGAAACCCTTAGTCCAACATGAGAGATAGAAATGATATTATCGTCACCATACATTGCCAACCTAAATTCTTCCTCCAACAATTTAAAATCTTGTGTCAGGATGATATAACACATTATCATATTAATGAAAGAGTTAAAAATGGACGTTAAAGGGTTACCTGATGGATTTCCATCTTTGGTAAAATACATTTTGTCACCACATATCCGTACGCCATTCCATAAATGTTCGAAGAGTAATGCTCTGACGTTTGCATCAATATCATCACTCATATACCACTGATTAATGAATTTCAACACTATTTTACCAATAAAAGCTGGAACACTTCCATCGTAATTGGAAAAATCTCCAGCTATGATAGAACCGTTAAGTTCAGCCATTCGTTGATATAACAATGTCCATTGTAACGAGTGGGGGTTAATACCCACACTAACTGGATGCGTTGCAGCCAGTTCCTGAACTCTTCCAACAAAATCTAAAAAATATCTCCTAACCAACACTAAATAATGGAGTGGACAACTAGTAAACAAACGTGTTTTCCCAGCCATAACTTTTTCAATTGGTCTTGTTTCATCTTTAAGAGTATCAGCCCAAATCACTGAAATTTGCTCACCCTCACGAAGTTTATTTTCCATCACTTGAACTTTCTTAAGAAATTCATCTTGATATGTGTAGCGATTGTTAACTTGAACGATATATGGATTTTTACCTTTGAGGGCACTCAAACAGTATGGGTAACCAGCAGACGTACTACCAACTATGGAGGGTATTCCTCTTTCTGGCACGCCATTTATAGCCTCATCATAAGTCATTAAGCGTGCATCACTTCTTGGGGGATAGATTGTTTTCATATAATCCAACACTTGTTCTTCATGCAGATCCTCAGGACTTTCAAAATGCTCCTGTTTAAGTTTACTCATAGCAACAACTAGTGGATCAACAATCTCACCTTGTTCATTTTCAAATGGAGAGAATTTGGCTGGAATTGAATTAGGAGGTCCATTCCATGCGTGGATGGGTGATTTGCGAATTCGAGTATATCGGGGCATGTTATTTGCTTCATTTGGTGGAACTGTGTGTGAAATTTTCACAGGCAACAGACTCGCAGATTGAGTAACCATGTCATTGGTCATATTATCGAACCATTCTTGACACAAAACATACGCTATTCCGAGGTTTGTTTTAGTGGTTGCACCAACGTGCATTCCAATGAGTTTAGGACCCTCAAGTGTGATTACTATCACAGGAGAACCAGAGTGACCTTTTTGACAATCACCCGAATATGTGAAACCAAGATCATAAATAATGATTTCACCATCAACAATATGATTGACGGTACCTGATTTTGGCACACGATTGTAATTACGCACCAAAATTTCATTCTTGAAACCAATTCCAAGTTGATAAACTTCTTGTAATGGATGTACAGATGGAGGATTTTCAGCTCTAATTAAATACTTGTAGAGGGCAACTGGTTTTGGTATACTTTTAGGTAAATGAAATAGTATAACATCTTCGTTTTCGATTTTCCAGGTATTTTCAGGAATGCCCATTTTATAAACTTTACCATCTAAATGCATCAAGATATGAGCTTCAATATCATCCATTGTGTACTTAAACATCAAATGAGAAGGTGTAATCATAATTCCATCTTTAATGTGGAAAGCTAAACCATATTCTTGATAAGATCTGTCATTATCTTTACCATAAAATTCTAATAATGCAACTCCCTTAGACATAGTTTTTGTCATACAGTTATGAAAATCAAATAAATTAGATTGTGGAATAATCTGTTCGGGACCTGACGAGTGCAAAGCGACCTGAGGCACCGTGGAAAAACCAAAATTTTCCGAAGGGTGAATGTTCAATTTGCGAGCTCGAGAGTTTTTCTTCTTCCCCCATGCTTTTCCTTCTTTGTTTTTCCAACTCTGTTCTTCCATCGTTTCAGGAAACATCTTAGTAAAAAGTTTTTGACAAAGAATAGCTGTCACTATAATTGTAAATCCATAAATGAACCATTTGCAATACGGAGACTCCATCCATTCACAAAGTTGAATAGGCAAAACTTTAAGAATCCATTCCACAGCAGTGGGTGGTTTTCTTAATTGTTGAATTGGAATTTCGCCTGCTTGTAACATCATATCAGTATTATCACCAATTAAACCATTAGAAGACGGTATTAAACTAGGCATTGTAATTTCACGTTGTCGTTCTAACTGGTCCTTACTAAGTTTCTCCATAAAATCAATATAACTCCTTTCACTGGCTACATACTCTTCAATAGTTTGAGCTCTACCTCCAACTCCTTTGTGATCTTTAAGATAACTTTCATATTTACGTCTCTCTAAATCAGAAATTTGTTCGATACCTCCAACGACTTTAATCATTTGTAAATGTTCTAAATATCTGCGTTCATCTTGTTCTGTCAAAAATGCAGGATTACGCTGATTTTGTGCTGTCGTTAAATTAATGTAAGATTGTTTGATTTGTTGAGACAATTCGTGTATATAATCGGTTGCACTTTCAACAAACGTGTGAGATTCAACTTTAGGGTAAAATTCAATCTCTTTATCTTCCAAGGGTGAAAGACCGACTGCTAATCGAATATCATTTCTTGAACATTTCGATTTAGCATGTCTATCTAATCTGATCTGACGCATTTTATAAATCAATTGCGCGATATCGCCAGGATGAAGTTTCTTTCCAACATAGTCTGGAAAGGAATCACACTGTGCTACAAAGTAATCGTTATCGCAAACATTAGCGTTAGATTTTGAATTACG